GCGGTTGCCTGCTCTCTAAATATTTCCTCGAATATAGGCGCGATCACCTTGCGAATCGCCGCCCTGCCATTATTCCAGTAGGATTGCGGCACGTTGGAAAGAGAGGGAGGGTCACCCAGTAAGCGCATCAATTCGTCACGCTGTTCCTTCCAGATACGCCCAAGTTTGCGCTCCATCTCGCGCTCACACTTATCCCGCTGCGCAACCGGCGCTTTTAGCTGGCGTTCTATCCGCCCTATAACGTCACTCAGGTTTTGCGTCGGGTTCATCCGCGTCCTTCGTGTTTACCGTGATATGAAATTCCGGCTTATCCATGAGAGAGCGTTCCAGTAACTCATTTGCCCGCTTGAGTTCCTTGTATAGCCCTATGTCCTGCGGTGACTCATACTCGCCACCGAATACCCGCTTGACCTCATCAGGTTCAACGCACAATTTCAGCGCGGCATGTATTTCGTCCTGGATAGCAAGCGGTATCAGTTCGCTATCAAACTGGCAGTCCGCGCTCTTCCCGTCCTTGATGCGCTTCAGCGCCTTGCGTTCCCACTTCTCAAATTCAGCCGTCACATCCAAAGGCTTCTCAGTTTCAATCGGCTCCGGTTGCGGCGCCATGAACGGAATATCGGTATTGCTCTCAATGCCCAGCATTTCCTTAGCCACCATCGGATTGACCCCAGCCTCAACGTACAGGCTGAACGCCTGCGCCCGCTGTGTCTCGTCCTCCTGGAATATATCCATCTCATCAAACGCGAACTCCATGCGCAAGCCCATCGGCTTTAATACCTGGCGGTTCAACGCCTCCTCAACAATGCGCCCGCGAGGTCTTACCGTATCCTGCCAAAACTGCATCCGGTGTGAGTCCGCGCTCGCATAATTGTCGTCACCACTGAACATATTGACAGGAATTCCAAACGCGTTAGCTATATTCTTTGTCGCCTGCGCGTACAATTCAGGCATGGTCATCTTGTCCAGGTCTTGACTTACCACCTCCGGCGTTAGCTTCGTGCGTGTTGCCAGCGCGCGCCACGCATTACCAACCCCGCTTGCCAGTTTGCTGAAGAAATTCTGGATGCGCTGCTTCTCCTCCTCAATCAAACCATCCGCGCTAACCAGCACAATCGGCATTGCCCCCGCCTCAAAGAACCTGGACGCAAATCGCGTCTGGTAGTTCATCAATCCAGCGTCATTCAAGCACGCCTGCACGGTTGAGATCCCGCTTGTCAGGTCGTCGGAGTAACTGAATTCCTTGATGTAAACCATGTCGGATTCCGGCCACACCTTGCCCGCCTGCGAGAATGTCAGACCGTTGGCATTGTCGTAGTGGATGGCGACGGTGAATGGGTTGAGCCGTTGCAGATCAAGCACCCTCACGCGGTTGCGTAACTTCAGCACAGTTGAAAAGCCAGCCCCTAACAAGTCCGCTTCCATGCGCCAAATGAGATCGCACATATCACACGGGAAAGGCCAATCCACTTCGTTGTCATTCTTGTAAATGTGGATAGGTACACTCGATAACGCGTCACAGCGCATCTTGACTGCGCGGTAAATCATGGGCACGTTGGAATACGCGGCGGCCACAGAATCAATGCTGTTCGTGAAGTTACCGCTATCGGACAGTAGTTTCTGCTGCCACGCCGGAATCGTTACCAGCGCCTTATAAGCCTTGTCCATCGTTGATATTTTCATAATCTCAAGCTCCGAACAGAATCACGGGCTGCGCTCTGTCAAGCGCGTACCACGCCAAAGCGAGCGACATAACGCAATCGTCATGCTGCCCTTCCGGCGCGGAGTAGGTAAAGTTCCCGCTCGTTGTCTTTTTACTCTCAAATGACAATAGTTCCCCCACCAAAACGGGATTGTCTAATATCTTAATTTGCCCGTGCTCAAAAGCCGACTGCAAAGATTGAATAATGCCATGCTTACTCGTGTTCGTTGTCGTGAACGGGATAATGTTCATCCCCCGGTTGTGCAGATGGTCAATGACCCCCTGCCCAATGCTGTTGGCTTCTACCACCATGCCTATCATGTTCCACTTCGCATACGCCGCCGCGATCCTGTCCTCCAGCACTGGGTAATCCACGCGGTTGAATCGGTCAAGCGCCACCATTTCGCGCGTGTTCACGTCCAGCACCGTGATAACCGTGTAATCCACGGAAGCCGCCACATCCACCCCAGCGCTGTACTGGTGACCCTCAAGCGGTTGCTCAAGTGGTTGCAGGATGGCCGCGTCGTGTACCCTGCGAAATACCGCGCCCTCGCTGTCAACGAACTCCGCCAAATACTCCTGGTTGAAAATGATCTCCGGCAGTTCAGCGCGCGCCGCCTCTATCTCAGATGGCTGAATGTACGGGTTCGCGCTTGTCGGGTAGGTGAACGATGCCCAATCAGGGTCAACGCCACCGCGCCCGTACAAGTCCCAGAAGAAGTTACGCCCACGCGGGGTCGAGATGAACAGCGCCTTGCCCAATCGGTCTGATAACGCGGGTCTTATCGCCTCGCTCCAGGCTTCTGGTTGCATGAACGCGCACTCGTCCATTACCACGAAGTCAAGTCCTTCACCGCGCAGGCTGTCGGGATTGTCCGCGCTCCTGATTGCAACGAACCCGCCGCCAGGAAACAGCACCATCCTATCGGCCAGCCTGATTTCAGTACCTGGTATCTTCCGGCTCAGCTGCCGGAGGGGTCGCCAGCCAACCTCGCTCGTGCGGTATGAGGGAGATACCCACCACGCCCGCTTGCCTTCGATGGCCACGCCCACACACTCGTTTACGCCAAGCCGCGTCTTGCCCCATCTGCGCCCTGCCGCCAGTACCTTGAAACGTGATGGGTCACGGTGAACCTCTAATTGACCGGGATGCAGGTGCGGCTTAATCGTTGTTTTCGCTGTCATCCCACTCGACTACGATTGCCCCACCATCCGCGCCGGTCACCTCCTGCCGCTCAACGTAACCGCGATTCTTGCCAAGCGATTTCAGCGTCAGCGTCACCGCCCACGGCTCGCCGGCCATCACCGCCTGCTCAAGTTTGAGTTCAGCCTTATCCACGAGCTTACCGCGATAAGAATCAATAACACCCTGCACCTTTGGATTTTTAGCGGCGTGCCGATATATCGTGTGAGGCGAGCAACCCAAAGCACTCGCGGCAAGGTAAATCATGCCGTGAGTTTCTTCCAACGCTTTGAGAATATCAGCCGTACGGTATGCCATTTATGCCAATCTCTTGATTTCCAGTTCAGGGAACGCGGTGCTCATCCGCTCAAGGATTACGGCGCAGTAGTTAGGTGAAATCTCGATGGCGCGGCACTTCCGGTTGAGGTTCTGACACGCAACCATCGTTGTGCCTGAGCCACAAAAAGGCTCATAGACAATTTGTCCATTGAAACGCTCAATAATTTGTTGCCACAATTCAACTGGTTTAGCGGTTGGGTGTGCGCCTTCCGCTTTTATCTTTTCGCTATAATCATTATTCAATTCAATCAAGTCTGTTTTGTGGTCTGGTTCAACGCCATAAACTAAAACTGCGTCCCATTTATTTGTGCCACCTAATGCAGTCTGACCCTGCCCGTTTCTCTTCACCCAAGCAATAATCCATTGAGGATCACCCAAAATATCGCCCCACCAAACGAGACGCTTTATTCCAACGGTCAATAAATGTCGCGCTGGTAGTGCCTGCGTCCATCCGCGACACCATTCGATAAACTCTTGTTTTCCTTGATTATCATTGGTTGCGTCTGTGTATTTCACGCCCACATTATAAGGCGGGTCTGTAAAAGAAAAATCACACTCTTTATTTCCAACCCGCTACACGTCCTCGCGATTGGTCGAGTCACCGCACAATAACCGATGCTCACCAATCTGCCACAGGTCACCCGTGACCACCTGCCACTTCTCGTTCAGTTCAGCGGCGCGGTCAATCTGCGGTTCAGCGTCAACGGGGTCGCGTTTGGCGTACTCCAGCCGTTCCTTCTCCGCAATGTCATCCAGCATTTTCAGCACGTCCGCGTTCTCTGTTTCGATGCTGGCGAACAAGTCATCCAGTTTCGCCTTGTCAGTCACCGCCATAGCCGCAATCGGGTCTAAGGTGCTGAGTACCAGCGCTTCCTCGTCCTCGCTCAGGTCAACGTACTTGACAGGGATGGTCTTAGCGCCTTCGCGCGCCGCCAGTTGACAGCGTAAATGCCCGTCAACCAGGTTTCCGGTGCGTTTATTGATGATAACTTCCTGCACCCAGCCGACCTCTTCCAAAACGCCCTTTAGCGCGTTCTGTTGGTTAAGCGGATGCACCCGCCAGTTACGCGGGTTAAATTGAATCTGGTCAAGCGATTCCTCGCCTGAGCCAACGATGCGGTTTTGTATCTTACCCAATGCCTTCCCCGTCATCCCGCAGTTGTTTCGCAATCGCCACGTCAC